GTAGGCGCCCAAGACACGATACTAATAAGACCCCATCTCCTACACATACTACCATAGGCCAGCTCGTCACCAAGCTCCAACCCCGATCCCCCATCACCAATAGCCAACTCTTTCTTAGGGTCAGCCGATAACTTTTTAGAATAATCAAACCCAGACAGGGGTCCGAATGAATCATAAACATTAGTCCTCATAACCATAGGAGGTTCCATGTTTGTTGGTTTACTAAAACCAAACAAACTAAAGAATTTTGCTCCTACTCCCGCAGCTGTTTGTGTAGCTCTAGCGTAATCCCCTATAAAGGGAACACTAACTAGAGCACCAGCAGCATTGGAGAGCGCAGTTAGAGGGCGCGAAATCATACCCTTTTTTGAGTATTCACCCGATTGCGCCGCGAAAGTAGCAATGGCAGCCTCAGTGGCTCCCATTAATTCTACATTCTCGAAATGTCCATAGATCCTAACTCTAACATCTGTTGGTGTAGCGCTAGACATCATCTCTAAGGCATTAAGCTCAGTAATCCAAAGGACCCCTAATTGAGCCCCCGTACTTGTAGTTAAATCAATCCAATCAATATTATTTAAGTAAGGGAGTACCATAGAGCATGGTTGACACGTCGTTGGATCCAACTGCACATTTGGCAGTTGAATAAGAGAATCAACCTTTGGAGCCGCCTCCAAAGCATAGGGCGTAACAGTATTCAAGTGTGGCTGGTAGGCTATAAGTAGCCTACCATAATGACTTGGCGTACCATTAACATCCATTCTAACATGCAGGTTTCCTCTAAACCCAGCAAAAGTCCCTATCTTAGCTTTCAATGCAACATTATTCAGCATTAAAGCCCAGGGGTCTATTTTAACTTGTGTGAAGGTGGCACTCCACAAAGCGGAGTAGAGCAAAACATCTCTACGTAAAAAATCCGCTATTCCTATATCCAGTTCAGGAGCTCCACTCTTTTCAACAAGAGCGCGAGGCAGACCAGGATCATTAGTAACTACTGTTTCTTCAAAAGCAGTAACACCACCACTAGTAGCACCCATAACATCATTATTCATTATTAAATTATTAGTTTCAGTAACGCGTTATTTATTTCGAGATACGCTTTATTCGTCATTAAGCGTTCCCTATTGGAATTTGTTTAATAGTCAATTAAATAATTCAAGACTCTAACTCTAAGTCGCATTGCAAGGGGTATGGCTTCCAAAACCACCCTCTCTTTTAACACACGATCAACTTAGAATGTGCTTTTTTAGCTTATACGCGGAAAAGCCTCCCGCGCCCGAACATGACACGCTCACTCGGAAACACAGCTCAATACTTCACGGTTTTGAGCTACAACCCAAGCTGAGGGATCAATAACGATCCTCCAGCTTATCCCATCTTAATTGGAAACCATCTAGTTCTTGAAAGATACCCGCTTCTAACAGCGCTTTCTTAACTAGGGGCTCCCACCTAAGATACTCTTCTTCCCCATGTTGCACAAGCTCATCCATCGCCTCATCAGCGGCAGCGAACGTGTGTTCCTCAGGGGTAAGAGTGCCCTCATCGACATACATACTCAACATTTTATATATTGTCTGCATTTCGATGGGGCAACAAACCCTGCCCTTATAGGACACAAATCGACGTTTCAAAAACGTAACCTGTGATTTATCTATAAACGGGGCATCAAACTCTTTCTTATCTTTATCAGCCGGCACGAGAAGAATCCCCTTCTCAGCCAAATGTTTTTGAAGCGAAAGATGATTAAAGTTTGAATAAACCGCTTTAACTGTTGCAGCATGGTCATCACCATATGTTTTAAGGCGTATAGCCTCTCTAAAGAGGCACGCCGCCTTGTACAAATATAGAAAACAACACCGC